TGGGGATTTGCATAGTGGTAGTGCGGTAGACTCTGACTCTACTTGTGGGAGTTCGATTCTCTCATCCCCAACCAAAAGAGAATGAGGCGAACTCGGTGCAGCCAGTTGATTATGGTTGGTTCCGTGTTCGTCTTATTTTGTCCCCTGCCGAAAATCAGGAAGTAAGTAAAAAAGACCCAAACCTCGCATGAAATGAGGTTTGGGTCTTTTTTCGTTTCGTTTCTTGGTAGAATCTACCGAAATTCGGAATAATTTGCCGGAATATAGGGTTTTCCGCCAAAATGCAGACAAGCCGAGTACATATCGGCTAAAATTTCGGTAAAAGGAGACAAAAGGCTATGATTAGGATTTTGCTGTCTACCCGCCTCGGCGAAAGACGGATGACACAGAGCGAACTTGCACGTGCAACAGGGATTCGCTCCCAGACCATCAATGAGCTGTACCACGATTTTGCAGAGCGAGTCAGCCTGGATGATCTCGACCTCATTTGCGAGGCCCTTGACTGCGAACTGGATGACCTCATCGTGAGAGAACCCAACCCGGAGCGTAGGGTCAAAGAGGTGCGACACATCCCTCAGACCGTGAACAAGTCTCGCAAGAAATAACCTCTCCTGCCCGGATGCGTCAAGCGTCCGGGCTTTTTTCGTCTTCATCATTGCGCAGCTGGATGGTCTGCCCGTCCGGCATGATGATTGCAACCTTGCCGCCGCACAGTTCCGCCGCCTTGATAAGGTCATCTGCCGACCAGCGGTTCATGCGCACCTTGTTGCTCATTGCCTGCTTGCTGCTCATACCGAGGACTTCGGCCAGATCTGCTTGCTTCTTCCCTGTCATGGAAAGCAGCCCCTTGATGATGTCCGACACTGTCATGTGTTCATCCACTCCTTTCATGTATAGGGTACACCAAAATCAATTACTTGTCAACCTCTTTTATTTCAAAGTAAATCAAAAAAGTTTATCAAAACTATTGACAAGTAAACCGAAAAGGTGTGCAATGTAGATGTAAGGCAGAGAGCGAAAGCCCCTTACAGAAAGGAGTGAGGTGAATGGAAGACATGAACGTAACCAAGGCGTTGCTCAAAGCAATCCTCGAACTCATCGAGAAATGCGACACGCTGGAAGAGCTCCGTGAGAGCGTCAAGAAGATTATGGAAGAGTAAAAAAAGAAGACCAGCCACCGTCCAAAGCAACTGATCTTCAACACCGAACCAACGGCGAGCCGGGAGCCTTACCCCGGCCGCCCTCTATTTTATCAGAGTAAGGCCAGAAAGACAAGAGGGTAACACAATGAAGTACATCGATATCAACCGCAAGTTCACCGAGACTGTCAGCAGCTACATCGCACAGGGCTATATCATCAACACCGCTTCGATGTCCGGCAGTCAGGGCGAGATCGCTCACATCGACCTGACCGACGGTAAGCAGATTGTCCGCGTTCTGCTGGACAGCTTCACCGAATGGGAAGATTACAATCAGCTGGAAGGTCTGAAGCTCGTGGTCGGCATCGCCGCTGACAACGTCAAGCCCAACGATAACCAGCGCCGGGATGTCATCTGGAACAACCGGTTGGAGGTCATCTCTTGCGAGAAGTTCTACAAGCTGAGCAGCAACCGCGACGATTCCGTGTTCTACGGAACGCGAGAGGAGGCCACCGCAGCCGATGAAAAGCGCTTCGAGCGCTACTGCCGCCGTGACTGCCGCATCAAGAAGCACCTTTCCGAAAAGGCTTCTCTGCTGGTCAAGGAATTCGTTCGCCGGAAGTTCGGCCTGAAGCGTGTCGTGGTGAGCAACATCCAGATCACCAAGCAGAGCGGCGTGTATACCGTCACCTACAACCAGCACAGCACCCAGCTGCACTGAGGAGGGCAAAACAATGAAAAAGGTAATCTTTACTTACGATTCCAAGGACATGAAGCACGGTCAGAACGGCGAAATCGGCGAGGCCAGTGCCTCTATTCTGGTGGAAGACGAGCGGGCAAAAGAAATCCACGCCGCATTCAATGAGGATCGTGCGGACCATACCGCCTACTACATCCGTGAGCGAGCAATCGGTTTCTGCTGGAGCTGCGAACATCTGCGTGGCCGTGGCTACATCGAGGGCAGCCTCAAGACCGTGGAAGTCAAGGAGGTCTAAGACATGAAACTCTACAAATACACTGGCACCATTTCCGAGGTTTCCTTCCGCAACAGAACGGCTTGCGATATCAAGCTGTACGATATGAACGACCGCGACAAGGCTCCCACCCGGCTGGAGGTTTTCGGCGCCCTCGGAAAATACATCTTGGATATCGAGGGCACCGATGCAGAAGAGCGGTACATCCCGAACGTTTTCTACTTTGATGACAACCTGTACCTGTGGCGCATTGAGATTCCCGGCGGTGAGGTTGGCCGCCCGGCGAAAATCATCACCCAGAGCCCGGACAACATCGACCAGTTGGAGATCTTCGGCCAGCAGGACTATATCCAGACCAGCAAGCCGGAATCCATGTCCTGCAAGGAAATTTACCGCTGGTCCGATTGGGAACGCCAGAACATGAAGTAAGGAGGTGGTGACCATGTTCAGTATTACCGATAACGAGAGGCTGCGGGATGCGTACGCACTCTTGATGTTCATGCAGAGCGACATTCCCGCCTCTGCCGAAAAGAGGGCTGCCGTGAAAAACTTGGCGGCAACCGTTAAGATGGAGATCCGGGCCTACAATAACCGCCCCGCCCCTGATGTGCATATCATCTGTGCCGACTATGACGGCCGTCTGGAGCTTGTTCAGCTGCCCGATAAGCTGGACGAGGCGCACGAGATGGACGCTACCAACTGGTTTCTTAACCATCATTATTTGAAGAGTTACAACAGCCCCTATGACTGCACAGGGCAGGAGTTCACGAATTGGTTCTATCTGTTCCGGCGGCGTGGTCACTGGTTTGCATATCACTCGGTTAGCCGAGACGTTTGAGGAGGAAGTACAATGACGGACGAAAAAGCTATTGAGAAGATGGTCTATGACCAGCAGCAGGGCTGGCCGCTGTGCCCCCGCTGCGGCGAGAGGATGCCGGACAAGCTGACCCACGGAGCACTGAGTCGCCACGCCAATGGCGTGTACATCTGTGAGGCTTGCGGCACCGATGAAGCCCTCCGGGACTGGGGCGGCAACGTCAAGCCCCTGTCTGACTGGGTGCTTGTTCGCATATACAATGGAGATCTTCGGAGGTAATCGATATGGAAGAAATGCTCCTGTCACTGAATGGACCGTGGTCAAACGCAGCCTGCATCGGCTACTGTGTCATGGCGATGCGCAACGCCGGTTTGAGTGAGAAAACACAGCGCAAAGTCCTTGATGAACTGACCCGGTGTTTCGACGACGTGAGTGTTGAAGACGCTGCACAGATGAAGTTCTAACAAACAAAAAATCCCCCTACACTGGCCCGAAGGTCAATGCAGGGGGATTTTTGCGCGCTACCGAGGTAGCCAAATATAAAATCAAGAGTGGACCATGCCGGGCCGCTCTCTACAAAAGCCGAAGCTTTTCAAGTGCCTATATTTTACACGGCACTCATGCAGCAGTCAAGACTTTTTGCCCAGTGCTGCGGTCATAACATCAAAGGCGTGTTCGATGACAGCATCCAGCACCTCGTCGGTGATGGCCCAGCGGATAGCCGCCGGGCACTTGGCGCGGAGAGCGGCGAACACCTGCTTCTTCTTTTTGGCACCCTGCCCGCTGCCCATGATGGACAGCTCGGCCTTTTCGACCAGCTCCAGAGCCAGATCCTTGACGGTGGCCTTGTAGCCCAACCGGATACCGCCGATTGCCAGTGCGATAAAACCCGCCAGCATCAAGATGATGGCGACGGGAGCGGGAATAAAGTTCAGCATAGCTTCCATGATATTGCCTCCTATAAGCATCAGCGGCGCGGAGAGCTACCCCTGCGCCGTTTTGTCGTGTTGGTTATATCGGATGTTTCACAGGTACTTGGAAGCCCCGGAAATGGCCTTCCAGCTGGCAGGGCCGCAGATGCCGTCCACCGTCAGTCCATGAGCCTCCTGCGCTTTCAGCAGCGCGTTCTCTGTGCCCTCGCCGAAAATGCCGTCCGGGGTCAGTCCCAGCAGCCGCTGGAGCATCTTCGTGGCTGCACGGTTTGCATCCCCGGTGCAACCCCGGCGGATGGTCGGCAGAATGAACTTCTGGTAGGTGGTGCTGGGGTAGTGCCGCGGGGCATCGCACAGCCACGTTGCCTTTGCATCGCGGGTATCGGTGTGTACGATGGCGCAGCCGTCATACCAGTAGATGCCCACCGCCTTGAAATACTGGGCGGCGATGATGCCCAAGGCCACAGGATTGATGCTGCGGTTCACCATGCGCCAGTCTGCCGCCATACCATAGCGATGCTTGCTGCCAGAGCTGCCGCCGACTGCCGCATTGTGCGAGAGGCAGCGGTATCCGCTGGTCACCTTGATGGCCTTGCCCAGCTTATCCCGGATGGCCTGAAGTTTTTCGACCAGCTCCGAATCGACCATCTGGCGAGTACACCCGCAGGGGCACTTGAAGTCCTTGCGGGTGAAGTTCTTGCTCAGGGCAGATGTGTCGCTGGCCTGATAGACGATGACTCTCATGTAGAAAACCTCCTTCAAGAGAAGTCGTGCTTTTGAAGCCGCTCGTTGTACACCCGCTTGATATTCGCTACCGCACAGATGCAGCGGTTGTTTTTGTAGTCGGGGTGGCTGCGGCAGTAGTCCTCATAGGCATCAATGACGGCTAAAATCTCGATAAAATGCTCCCTCGTGTGGTGCTTATCATCAATCAGCTCATCATTGAAACGCAGGATCTGAGTACGCAGAAGATTAGCATTGCGCTCATCATCAACTTGGATATGTTCCTCCAGCTTTTTCTGGGTCTGCTTCTGCTGTTCCAGCACTTCAGCATTCAGGGCGTGTCCGATGATTTTCGCAAGCCTGCTCCACGGATTGATCTTGATGGGCGAAACCTCAATGAGCGAGAGCAGCACCAAAACCATCCCGCCACCGCTCCAGAATAATTCTTTCAGATTCACAGTCATCCCCCTCACTGAACCAGCGCGGCGATTGCCTGCAAATCAAAAATCGGAGCATCAAAAAACGCTCTCGCCCACAGCCAGTAGTCTTCGGACTCCGGGCGGCGGTACTTTTGGCAGAGTGCCGATGCCCAAACCCGGTTCCAGCGGGTCTGATAGTCCGCATCCCGGCGCTCAAGGCACCGCTGGATGTTCCCTACCAGTTCCCCGCGCAGGGTGCCGTTACCGTCATCGTCCTGCACAAAGCAGTCCATGCCGTTCTGGCTCCCTACAGCACACACGCGCTGGTTTTTGTGCATAAGAAAACCGTCCTGACAAGTCAGGGCGGTTCCATAGGGAATATTCACTTTTCCATCTATGCCGTCGAAGCGCGCCCGGCGGCGGGCGATAAAGCGTTCATGCTCCATGGGTTAGACCTGCTCTTTCTTCTCGGTCTTCTCGGCGAGCAGAGCGGTCAGCTCGTTATACTCGTCCTCGGTCAGCTTGTTGGCAGCGTAAAAGACATCCAGCTTGGTTGCCATGCCAGCGGTGTTGCCCTTTTCAATCATGCGCTTGCAAGTACGATACAGCATTCAGTTCACCCCCTTTCTCAAGAAGCATCGGTATCATCAGTGATGCCCAGCTCCAACAGGGTCAGGCGGTACGCCTGATCCACGTTGAGAGCATCAGCATCCTCGATGGCGGTTTGGGTTTCCGTGACCCAGCTTCCAATATCGGTCTGCTCCAGCATAACGCTTTCCAAATCGTCCCCCATAGGGTCACGATCGAGCAGATGATACGGTGTGCCGGCATAAGAAATGCCCGAAGCATCAGGCTCCGGGCAGAGGATATAACAGCCGTTGTCGGCTTTTTTGATGTAGGT